GTGCAAAATTCCAACCGAGGGGGTGCAAATGCACCCCCTCCTCTTTTCCTGACCAAAGAAACGAAAGTGAATGAAGGGGAAGTGCCACAGTACTATGTGGAAAATAACCACGAAGCCATCATCAGCCCGCAGGTCTTCGACTGGGTGCAGGAAGAAATCAAGCGGCGGTGTGAAGGCAGGGGACGTTACAGCGGCGTATCCATCTTCTCCAGCAAAATCAAGTGCGGTCAGTGCGGCGGCTGGTACGGGGCCAAGGTGTGGCATTCGACCGACAAGGTACAGCAGCTCATAGCTGAGAACGCCAGGGTCGCGCAGAACCAGGATGATTATGACCGGAATTACAACGAACTGGTCAGCCGGTATGAAGCGGTGAAGACGCAGTACGACAAGACCTGTGAAGCCATCCAGTATCGCAAGGCCCGGAGCCGTCAGATGGACAACTTCATCCAGGAGGTTCGGGAGCAGGAACTCATCAAGGAGTTCGACGCCCGGCTGTGGGGCAGCCGGGTGGATTTCATCACAGTGTACAGCAAAGACGATATCCGGGTGACCTTCAAGGACGGGACGGAAATCAGAGCATAAGCAGGAAAAAAGGATTACGGCAGAGAATCCAAGAGGAAACGCAGGATTCTCTGCCGTATTTTTGATGAAGAAAATAGGAATATGATATAATAGTAGAAAATTATGGAACTCAGGGACGGCAGGTGAAGCGACAATGGAACGGATTGAAGGAACAGTTACACCGTGAATTATACTATGGTTTGGAAACTCTGGACAAAACGCCTCTGTATGGACTATAATATAAGAATCTAACAATAAAGTATAAAACCCCGCATTCTTGCGGGGTTTTTCTTGTTTACGGCAGACAGACGGCAAAAATAATTTCAAAAAATATCGTTGACCGCTTTTGCCGCAGCCAACTGGATGTCTTTTGTGTTGTTGGCGTACGTGGTACTGACTGTCTGGATGGTATCGCCCAGCAGGTTGGCCACCAGGTTGATGTCACCGGTTTCATGTAGCATCAGTGTGGCGTAGGTATGCCGGAAAGCATGGAGGGAACGGCCAGGGTAATGCTTATGGATGTAGGCATTGATATAGACCTGGATGGTGCGCAGCCGCTCGGGAGGGAAGACCATACCGTCAATTCGGAACGGCTTCGAGTCCTTCCATTTGCGGAGCGCAGCCAGTACGACCTTTGGCACTGGTATCGTCCGGTTACTGTTCTTCGTCTTGCAGGGGGTCAGCCCGTAAGATGTGCGGCTGGTCCTGGCCCACTGCTTGCAGATCTTGAACGTTCCGGCCGCAAAGTTGACACAGTCCCACGTCAGCCCCCGGATCTCTCCGATTCTCATACCCGTCCGGCTGGCCACCAGCACCACAAGGTAGTAGAGAGGGTCCCGGCCATGCTTCTGGAAGTGGTCCAGAATCTGAGCGACTTCCTCCCGGCTGAAGGCTCTGATCGTCTGTTCTCTCCGGTCCTGTACCTGGGGGACTTCCGCAGCCGGGTTCGTCTTGATGATCTTGTATGTCATGGCATGGCGGAGTACACGGCCAACAGCTGCCAGGGAGAGGTTCTTCGTTTTGGCAGCAAAGGGCAGGCCATTGATTTCATTCATCAGCACCGGCGGTGTGATATCCTTGATGGGCAGGTCCAATATATTCGGCAGCCGTTTAACTCTGTCCTCATAAGCCAGGATAGAGCCATAGGTCAGCCGGCCTTGCATATCACGCTTGAACATGGTCCAGAACTGGCGCAAGGTGATTGCCTTCAGGGTTTTATCGAGTGTGGTTCCAATCTCTTTCTGAGCGGCCTCCAGAAGTTCATCCTGGTGCTGCCGGGCCTCCCGTTGGGTCTTGAAGCCCTGCCGGGTCTTCTGCCGCCAGCGGCTGCCGACTTTGTAGGACAAGATCAAACACACAGAACCGTTCTTTTCACGGTAGCTGAAATGATAATCCATAGGTCATACCTCCTTCTATGGATAGGGGAGGGGCTCCTGTGGTACAATATTACAGTAAGCCCCTGTGAGAGGGTGGTTTGCGTTTTCCCTGCTGGTATTTGCGGTACCAGCGGGGATTTTTTATTTGATTACCCTGAAAATCAGGATAGGAATGATGGAATAGGTGGATGCTGAATAAAAAGAACGGACTGCATCAGTATACTGATCCATAATGTTCTCAATAGACTGGATCGCAGCACCGATAGACGTTCCATTTTGACGCGGGGTGTAGTCCAGGATCCCCATTACATACCATTCGCCAGGAAGTTCAGCTCCATAGGTGCGGGCGAGATCTGCCTGTCGTATGGAGAGCCCGCTTTCTTTCAGATTCCCGGCAACCCGGATTCCGTCTTGAAGTTCTACGGAAAGCTCGATAGAATCGCTCAAGGCCTGCACGACGTCGCTGACCCCTTTGATCGTTTGGACGATCGCTTTGTTTAGCCCAAACAGTTTCTGATTTTTCAGCATAAGAGGGAACAAGGCTTTTACCGACTGTATGTCTCTGATGCGGACCTTACCTAGCAAATTTACCAGCCGGCCAGAATACTCCCCTTCGAGGGAATCCTGGACAGGAAGCGACAGATCTTGAAGGAGCTGGATGATTTTATTGTGGTAAGGATCATATTTCTCTGCAGCAGACTCCTCTGATTGATTCTCTAGCTTGATTTGTCCGCCGACAACCTTCAGATCACCTTTTCCGGATATAGAAGAACCCTCAGAAGTTCCGACCGTTTTGGTCACACTCCTGAGGGTTCCGTTCCGTAACTGAGAAATCAGCGAATCTACTCGAGATTCATCCACATAAAGGAAATCAATCAGCGATGTTGTTTCAGAAAGTCCAGATTGGGTTTCGTTTTCTTTCCCCATTTTTCTACCTCCCGGGCAATGCCCTGACAGCGGGAGATATGTGCTTCATATTGTTTTTTCAAGCTGTCAGCATTGATCCGGATGGGCTTATCCAGGGTTTGCATAGGACATACCTCCTTTTTTTATATTATACCAACGGTTGTCAAGAGTGTTCAATATTTAGTTTTGGCAGCCTCGCCAGGGCGTTTCAGAGCAGGGCATATCTCTCCTTTCAGATTCTAAGTGTAGGAAAAAGTCATTTTCTGTTCTTACTGTTTGTTAAGAGCAGAAAAGTGGCTTTTTTTATTCTTAGCAAAAGACGTATTAATCTTTTTCCAACTTCTTCACCAGTTTGTCGAAATCAGAAACGATTTTCTGTTTTGGATTGAAGAGTTTGTATTCCTCCTTTGCTCTGGCATTAGCCTGCTTCTTGGAAATGCGGCCTTTGTCGTGCAGGACCTGGTAACGGCGAAAATGGATAAATTCATCTACACATTTGGCAAATTCTTCCATGGTGAATGCATTCTCCCGTTCAATCAGATCTTCGATGTAGTCAAAGAAACCACTCACCAACCGTTCCAGTTTATGAATTTGATCCTGGGTCAGGTAATTCTTGGCTATCGTTACATCAGAAGCCAGGATCCTGCCATCCGGGGAGTCTTTCCATGTTGTCAGCCCCATGTGCTCTTTTTCATGGTTTGCCCGCTGCCAGATGATTTCGGCTGCGGTCTGGCCGGTGATAGCATAATGGAATTTGTTTTGGACCATGGCATAGAAATCTCTGGCTGCCTGGGAATTTTTATCGTAGTCGATAGAGCATTCTGCAAAGATGTCGGTGATCTGCAGCCAAATACGGCGCTCACTGGCACGGATGGAACGGACCCGTTCCAGCAGTTCTCGGAAGTAATCTTTTCCAAATACAGCTTTGCCTTGTTTCAATCGTTCATCATCCAGAACAAAACCTTTGCGAATGTATTCATTTAGAACTTTGGTGGCCCAGATCCGGAATTGAGTGGCCCGGTGAGAATTAACTCGATATCCGACGGAAATAATGGCATCTAGGTTATAAAATTGCACCAAGTGGCTTTGTGTTTTTCCGTCCATTGCGCCATGCTGAGTGGTATTTGCAAAAAATGCAACAACCACTTTTTCGTTAAGCTCACCTTCCTCAAAAATATTTTTAAGGTGCCGACTGATAGTTGATATACTGCAATCGAATAGTTCTGCCATGGCTTTCTGAGTGATCCACAAAGTATCGTTTTGCACAATGGCATTGATGGATACATCAGTATCTTCCATGTGGTACAGGAGCACCTGCATTTTCTGTACTTCATTTGTCATTTTCTTCATCCTTCCTTTCACACGATTTCGAACGATCAAAACTTCCTTCTCAGCTCTACCACCTTGCCGATGATCCGGATGGGGAGAGATTAGTATTCATAATAATGATAACGGGAAGAAGAGGTACTAGGGCGCTTCATATATTGGTCATACATAGAAAATTGCGAAATTGTGTCAGACCATTTTCCTTCCAAGCAATCAACAATAATTACTTTAATCCCAGGTACATCAAAATAGGAAAAAGGCAAATTTTTTACTACTGGTGCAACAATTTCATCGATGCGTTTCATCAAATCATAATGTGTAATTCCTAGCTGTATGATCAATTTACTTAAGGTGTTGACATGCCCAGAATAAATGTGAACTCTATCATAGGACTGAACCTGATTTCCATCTACCATACCTGAGAGCATAAGTGTCATGGCAAGAAGCATGTAGTCTAAACTTTTATCGTCCATTCCTAAATTATGGAAATATCCGGAAAGAGTAAGATAGTTGTATTCCACAGAACTCCATTTTTTGGCTAAGGAATTTCTTTCTAAATGCTTTGATGTAATGTAGGCAAAGAGTTTTGGAGTGTTTTGAGCAGTCGGCGGGCAATTCAACTGTTTTGCGTAACGATAAATTTCTTGAGGAGTGATCTCAGATAATTCGCTTCTGCGGTTAGTAATATATGCATAATAAGAATCTACAAGAGACTTGCCTTTTTCTGTAAGCTTATAGCAAGGAGTTAGATGGTTCTCATAATAACTAGCCGGGATTTCTGTAAATATACGAATTACCAGGTCATTCTTTTTACCACCTAGCTTCTTATTCGAAGCACGCAATATATCTTTCAGAACAGGAATTGTCAGTATTTCTAAGGATTCCTTTGTGTTAGAATCCCTTAGATATCCATTTTCATAAGCTTTGGATATGCTTGATGGAATGTTGCCCCCAATAAGCTCTTGGAAATAGAGCGATAATGGTTCATTTTTACTCCGTCCATTCAGACAATCAATCAAAATAGCAGTTTGGATATTGCTCATCTCGTTCAGAGGGATCGAATATTCTGAATCTAGGCGCTTTACAGGAGTGGGGTTGATAGTAGGTTTTCTTGTCTGGGTGTTTTTCTGAGAAGGGAACGTAAGGTCCTTTTTTATAGGATGTTCGGTACTTTCGTTCAAAAGCTTCTTGATTTTTTCTTCAGACGAAAATGTGTTCTTAATAAAATCCGTCAAGAATCCCATATCTATGCCTCCTTAAATTGCCAAATTACTCCGACTCCTCGTTATGATTGATATTATTTAGAATGGCGTTTATTTTCTATTTCTCCTACGTCTAGCTCGTTGTCAAGGTCCCCGTTCTCTACATGAGCCAGGGCATGGAGATAGGAGGCCTGATTAGTTTCCCAATTGTACCGTGCGTTCAATAGGACCACTGTATAACCATCATCGGACTCGCAAACCATTTCTCTGATACCTAAAGGTAAATCGTATAACACGGCACGGGGGCGCTCATTCATTATTACCGCCGCCTTCCTTGGCCTTCTGATATTTGATGAAGTTCATGACTTCTTTAACTGCTTCAGGGGAAAGACCACGAGTTGCATCAAACATTGCTTTATATTCTGGATTATCGTGGAGCTCTTGGACAAGACGGGCTGTTACCGGGTCGGTATAATATCCTTGCTCTGGTAATTTGTTCCCTACCAATTCATCTACAGTAACACCAAAGACTTTAGAAAGCTTTATAAGAGTTTCAGGATCTGGAGTGGAGCGATCTGTTTCCCACCGGGCAATAGCTTGCTGGGAAAATCCAACTTTTTGAGCCAATTCGGACTGTGTCAGCTTATGAAGAGCCCGTAGCCGTTTTAATTCATTACTCAGCATGAACATAACCTCCTTTTCCTTTCCACCCAAAAGTTACCACAAAACGTAGTAAAAATAAAACAATAAAAACGAAATTTTACTATTGCATGCAACTACAAATAGTAGTATACTACAAAAAGGAGTTAGGAGGTGAGCGAACGTGGATAATCTTTTGGTTGAATTTCGTGGGAAAAGAACTCAAAAGGAGATGGCAGACAAGTATGGAGTAAGCCAGCAATCCTGGAGCTTTTGGGAAAATGGAGCACGTAAACCGCCTTTAAATATAATGCTGCAACTTGAAAAGGACAGCGGCATACCTATGGAAAAGCTTTTTTATAAAGAATTTAACAACAAAAAATAGTAAATAGGATCAGGGGGGGTGACCAACATGAAGCATCGTGATCCAAAGACCGACGACGTCTATATGATTTCAGACCGCAAGGGCTGGAGAAAGACTAGGGAGGGGCAGAAAATGACTCTGGAATTGAACGAAGAGCAGCGGGCAGAGCTTGCCCGGTTGCGGGCGTTGGATGCAAAACAGAAGGCTCGCGTCCTGGAACTGTTGGAAAATACGCTGAGTGCGGCTGACGCCCATGTGTTTTTGACCCTGGACGATAGCAAAGAGACGGTGACCATCAGCTACCTGGAGAGCTGCAAGCCGAACAAGGTGGTCAACATCAGCCTGGACAACCCCATGGCCATGCTGGTGGACATCTTCAAGTCGGCAGGGCGGGACCTGTTAGAAGAAGCGTAAGGGGAGAAACATATGGCCTATTACATCAAGGGAGCAAATGGCAAGTTATTTGAGCCGGGCCGGAAAAAGCGGAACTATGTGGACGCTGACGGAACCCTGTACACCGTGTGGGTGAAATGGGTTGGCGGCCAGTGCATCTACCGGCCGCACAAACGGGTGAATGGAAGCTACCGGGTGGTGCCGGATACCAAGTGGCACCAGACCGAACAGGCGGCCCAGACAGAACTGGACATTGAGGCCAGTGTGCATGGGTGGAAGGAAGAAGAAAATGGGGACTGAACCTTTAGAAAAAGAAAACGCCGATCTCAAGCGGCAACTTGAAGAACGGCGCAATCTGGCTAAAAAGAGATTCTATGCAGACCTGTTGATTTATTGTCTGCTGGAAATCAATCTTTTCGCAATCATGACCCAGCAATGGGACGTCAAGCTTCTTTACTTTTTCCTGGCAGAAGTCGTTGGACTGCTGGTCTGGACAGGATGGGCATTTTTCTGGGAATCAAGGAAATCTTGATGAGCCTGTACAGCATCTTTATGGGCTTGAACAGCATCCTGATGGCTTATATCAGATTGTATGCAGCTCATCATGATACTAAGAATTGTGACAAGGACTGTAAGGAAATTCAGGATCTGGTCCCACGTGAAATCCCTGGATTGAGGGAACAAAGATTTGACTTGCGCTGTGATTGCAATCTGTTCCTCTTTGTTCATCTCAGGAACTTCTTCAATGCTTTCATCAAGTGGAATGCTTTCCTGCAGGACCATATCCGCCAGCTGGTCTCTTGTCAATTGATTGAACTGAGATACAAGATCCATTGCTGGAGTGAATAAATCCCTGTAAGCGTTGCTGATCTTTGCAATGTCGTTGCCCATATCTTGAAAGGCTTGAAATGCTGGATTTGCATAAATTGATTGAATCAAATGCTGATTACAGCGCATGAGGCTTTGGATTTCTGGAGACTGAAGACATTGCAAGTAAGAACTGGCCGCATTGGAAGCCATGATTGTCTTTGCAATCTGCGCAACCTGGGAATTCTGGATTGCCAGAAATTCCTTTTGCAATTGATCAAACCACTCAAGAGTAGGCAATACGGGAATATTGTCTTGCTTCACCATCATTATCACCTCCTTCCGTTACCCATTATATCAGAAGGAGAGTGAAGAATAGAAAGGAGGCCCGCCATGGAATCGCCGCTGATGAATGTAAAAGAAACGGCGGATTATCTCCACGTTGGGAAATCTACCGTTTACAAGCTGGAAGCCGATGGGGTGCTGCACCGGGTCAAGGGTGCAGGGCCAATCAGGTTCTCCCGTCAGGAAGTAGAAAAAACCGTCATGGACAAGGCCCACAACGGTTGGAAAAGCTCCCGTGAGCGGGAGCTGGAGCGGGAAATCGCCCGCAAGGATGCCACCATCCAAAACCTGCGGAGCCTGCTGTACAGGCTGGCGTCAGGGGTCATGGATGGACTGGGAAAGGAAGGCTTACTTGAAACCGAAAGACGATAAAATCTACCAGCGCCGGGAAGTTGGCGGCCTGGCTGGGTATTTCGGTGGAAGAGCTGGAAAAACGAGTAGAAGCGATGGAATAGGAGGAGTGGAGATATGGACGCAGAAATGATGGAGACCATCATAGCTAGCATCCGGTATTGGCGGCTCCAGAAAGGGATTTCCGTGAGGACCATCAGCCTTGCGGTGGGCCGGTCACCTGGATGGCTGACCCAGGTGGAGCAAGGCTCCATCAAGAGCATACCGGATGATGATCTCTTAGAGATTGCCCGGGTCCTCGGGATGAAGCTGAGAGATCTGATCAAGCCGATCCCTGAAGCAATCATGGCCGTGAGCCGGGATGAAGCAGCATTCGGACTGCAGAATCTTGAAAAGCTGCGAAAGAAGAAACGCCTGACGGTCCCCCAGTTTAATGACCGGCTGGGACTCAGCAAAGGGCATTTGCACAGAGTCCTAGCCGGATACAACCGATTCGGGATAAAAGCCTGGTGGCAAATATCCAAAGCTCTGGGGATTCCCCTGGGGACATTGATAGGGAGGGATAACGATGAGAAGGAAACCTAAGAACGCACCCTGGCCGGTGCTGATGATTCTGCTGCCCTTTGTGGCAGTGATGACGCTGTGGGACCTGGCCGATTGTCTTGTATCCATCGTGTGGGACGGGCTGCAGCGTCTGGGACCCAGGTTCCAAGGCTTCGTCCTGGGAGTATGGGTAGGCTTTTTCCTGGTCATGGTTGCCGTCAGCCTGGCGGTATTTGGCTGAGAAAGGAGTTGTGGCGGACATGACAGAGATGAATCTAGACGATTTAATCGCATCCATTGAGCGAGGTCCATACATTACTTATAAGGATCTGATATTACTTTTCCGTTTACTGCTGATAAAAAGATGGTTCGGTATAAAAAAATAAAAGCCATCGGCTGTGGGAACGGCCGATGGCAGGTGAATCACTCTGGCAGTGGATTCACCTCCAGTATATCAAGGAGGAACGAAAATGTCAAAGATTAAGCACTGCACCATGGCCATGACCGTGGAAGAAGGGAAGGACAGAGAAGCCTGGCTGGCTGCCAGGAATAAGGGAATCGGCGGATCTGACGCCGGCATCATCATGGGAGCGAGCCCCTGGAAAAGCCCCTACACCCTCTGGATGGAAAAGACGGGTCAGCTGATCCCGGAAGACATCTCCGGGAAAGAACCGGTATTCTGGGGGACTAAGCTGGAATCGGTCATCGCCGACCATTGGGCAGAAAAGAACGGGAAACGGGTGGCCCGCTGCGGCACCGTCTACCGGAACGACTGCCCCTGGCTGATCGCGAATGTGGACCGGCTGGTGATCGGTGAAAAAGCGGGCCTGGAAATCAAGACCACCAACGCCTTCAATGGCGACGAATGGCGGGAGGATGCAGAAGGCCAGCATATCCCGGACACCTACTACTGGCAATGCATGCACTACATGCTGGTCACCGGACTGCCGGTCTGGTATGTGGCGGTCCTGATCGGGGGACAGCAGTATGTCCAGATGACACTCCCAAGGGATGCAGCGGCCATCAAGCAGCTCTGGGAGGCAGAAAAGAAATTCTGGGAAGAAAACGTCCTCCAGAAGAAGCCTCCCTTAGTGGATGGATCCAGCAGCACGGCGGATGCGCTGGAAATCGAATTCCCCGGTGGGGAACCGGGGCCTGTGGACCTTACCGTAGAAGCAGAGACTATCTACACGGTGCTGCAGCAGAGCAAGGAAAAGAAGAAAGAGGCGGAAGCCTCCATCAAAGAGTGCGGGAACAAGATCAAGGCCCTCATGGGTGACATCGAAGAGGCACGGATTTCTGGACACAAGATCACCTGGAAGACCTATCCAGGGAAAACTAAGGTGGACGAAAAAAAGCTCCAGGAGGAATTCCCGGATGTTTATGAGAAGGTCCTGAAAATCGGCAAGGAAACCCGAGTGTTCAGAGCATAGAAAGGAAGGTATGACGATGGCAACAGTAAAAGGTGGAGTATCAAAAGCAGTGAAGGTCTTGAGTGAAAAAGGAATCGTCCAGCAGATGATCATCAACATGCGGCCGCAATTCGCGGCTGCCCTGCCGGATGTAATGAGCCCGGAACGGTTCATCCGGCTGACTTTGACGGCATTCAGCAAGACGCCAAAGCTCTACGAATGTACCCAGGCCAGCCTTCTGGGGGCCCTTTTGATGGCGGCTCAGCTGGGGATGGAACCCAACTCGCCCCTGGGACAGGCATACCTGATCCCCTACTACAATCGGGACAAACAAGCATATGAGTGCCAATTCCAACTGGGCTACAAAGGCATGATCAATCTGGCCTACCGCAGCGGGAAGGTCACTGACATTGCAGCCAATGAGGTCCGGGCGAATGACCGGTTCGACTATGAGCTGGGGCTGGAAAGCAAGCTGTACCACAAGCCGGCGCTCCGGGACCGGGGAGAAGTAATCGCCTACTATGCGGTATGGCACACGAAAGATGGCGGCCATGGGTTTGCGGTCATGAGTAAGGAAGACGTGGAAGAGCACAGGAACCAGTTCAGCAAGGCCAGCCAGAAAGGATTCAGCCCTTGGACAACGGCCTTCGATGAAATGGCAAAAAAGACGGTTCTGAAGAAAGCTCTGAAGTATGCACCCATGGCGGCCGATTTCCAGAGAGCCATGATGTCGGATGGAACGGTCAAGAACATCCAGGATCCCAAGGATATCCCGAACATTGATATCCTTGATGAACCGAACGAGATGGACTATGTGGACACAGAGGCCCAGGAGCACGATGAGGGCGCAGCTCAGGAGCAAAAGGAACCGGCAGATTTCCTGCAAACCGAAACGGTAAAAGTCGAAAAGTAAAGGATGATAGGTGATGGCTGCCATGAACTACATCAGCGAGCTGAATGCTTTTGACAACTGGATAGATACGCACCCCATGTCGGCCAATGCCATTGGCCTCTGGCGGGCCTTGATGCAGATTGCAAACAGGGCGCAGTGGCGAGAATCCCTGGCGATCCCCAATGCCCTGATCACTCTTAAAAGCGGACTGACGACCACGTCAATCAAGCGGGCACGGGAAGAACTGCGTCAGGCCGGCCGGATCACCTTTGATTTCCGGACCGGCCGGCAGGCCACCATCTATCACATCATCCCATTTGCGGACCAAAAAGCGGTCCAAAATGGACCGCAAAGTAATGAGAGTGAAACTTTTGCGGTCCAAACTGGACCGCAAGATGACGTTGCGGTCCAGTTTGCGGTCCGGGTTGCGGACCAAATAGGCCCGCAAAATGGTCCCATATATAAACATAAACAAAACAAAACAGATGCTGCTATAGCTCGCACGCGTGAAGGATTGGATCCGGTAAGAGATCTGGGATTTGCGGAAACAGCGCAAGCCTATCAGGACACCATTGGACCGATTCCCAATCGGATGACCGCGGAAAAACTCCAGGACCTGTATAATCACTACGGGAAAGACAGGATGTTGGAAGCTATATCCCTAGCTAAAGGCAAGGTTAAGCTGCGTGGGAAAGCCGTGGACTACATAGCAGCGATCCTGGACCGGATAGCCCGGGACGGGGACAGCATGCAGCAGAAAGGGAGGAAAAATAATGACTTTGCAAACGGTTCATCCGGACCAAGAAGCAGTGACGGTAGCGCAGGCACTGGAAAGGTATTGCCCGAAAGTATTCAAGCGTATGCAGACCGCAAGGCGGCTCGGTTCTTTGCTGAACTCGACCGGCAAGAGCGAGAAAAGCATGTGGGGAAGTTTCCCGACGCTGGCCGAATCCATCAGGCAACGGCAGGAGGTGTGCCGGACGTGTGACGGGACGCACTGTGGTCAGCCTACCCGGGGATTTTATCCCATCGCTCGGCAGGTGGGAGGCACGGTCACTGAGGCCATGAGGATGTGTAGGTTCGAGGGGGCTCGCCGGAAGCAGGAGAAGATACACCGGCTTATAGATCAGGCGGGAATCCCTCCCTACCTGGAAGGGAAGACCTGGGATGACTACGAGCTCTACAGCCCAGAAGCCAAAAACGTGTATCGGGCAGCACAGAAATATGCTGCCAGCAGCACCACGGGAGGATTGTATATATCCGGGCCAAAGGGTACTGGGAAGACTTTTCTGGCATCCCTGATCGCGGGGGAGAAGCTCCGGCAAGGGATTCCTACACTTTTCGTTTTTGTCCCGGATCTGCTAGATTCGTTCCGGCAGGCCATGCACGATGGGCAGGGGGACGATGTAGCCAGAACGGCCCGGGAAGCAGACTTCCTGGTCCTGGATGACATGGGCGCAGAACGGGCCACGGCCTGGGTAGCCGAACAGCTCATGGCCCTGATCAACTACCGCTACAGCCATCAGCTGCCTACGGTGATCACCAGCAACTACCAGCTGGATGAGCTGTCCGACCATTTGTCTGGGACCATGGGACCCAGAGAAGAACAAATCACGGGAGAACGTATCTGCAGCCGGATCGCAGCCATGACCATCAGCCTGCGGCTGAGCGGGCAGGACATGCGACTGCGGGTTTAACTGAGAGAGGGAAAATGAATCTAACTAGTACGGTAAAAAGGGGAGGAACGAAAACATGAGAGCGAAAAATCGGGTTGTGATGGACCTTTTAAAGCTATCGGCAGAAAACCCTACTCTGCCAATCGTGGCCATGGTACAAAGCGAAGTTGTAAATGGGGAAGACTACGGCTGCTGGGCCGGTATGGTCGTGAGAGCGAAAATTGAAGAACTATGGACATGCTGGGAATATGATGGCAGGACCTGGACGCGAGAAGAAGCTGAAGATGACCTGGTTGATTTCATGGAGAGCATTGGGCAAACCGAAGGGGCCGAGAAAATACAATCACTTCCTGATGGGCCGCTGTTTGAACGAGCTGCCATGAAATTCATTGCCGGACTACCCTGGGAAAAAGCAATTGTGCTGCATGTTGATACGTTTGAGAGCTAATCAAAAAGGAACCCGGAGGTGATGCAGAATGAAAGACAACAGAGAGACAGAACGCCGAGTGAAGCGGTGTACGGGATGCCGGTGGATGGAGCCGCAAGAATTCGCCCACTACTGGCGACTCTGGGAATTCCTAGGCTGCCGGGCATGCCGGAAACCGGTGCATACCATCGATGTATGCCCTATGGTTCGGGACAGGAGGCCATGATGGGCATCAAGCAATGGATCACGCTGGTGCTGATCACAGCGGTGGTTCTCACAGTTACATGGATGACCATGATGTACATCGTGGCCTTGTATATTCTTTTTGGAGGCGGAATCTAGTGGAGACGGAAAAAAGACCATGGATCTACCTGATTACCGGGAGACCGATCACGAAGAAAAACTCCGGGAGGTACGTGAGAACAGGCGGCAGAAGCCGCCTTCTCCCGTCTAAGCAGTTCGAAGCCTATGCCGAGTCGGCCCTTTGGCAATTGCGATGCCAGGCAAAACCGGACATCCCGCTGGCATGCCCCGTAAATCTGAGAGTGGAGTACTATATGCCGAACCGCAAAGGATGGCCGGACCTGATGGGGCTGATCCAGGCAACGGCTGACATTCTCCAGGACGCAGAGATCCTGGCGGACGATGGCTATATCGCTAGGTTGACCGGGTGCCAGATCGCCGGCATAGATAAGGTGAACCCCCGAGCGGAAATCATCGTGATGCCCCTAGATCCGGACCAGAGCGTGCTATATGAGCTGCATCCTGACTTCACAAGAGATCGGGAGAAAAGAGGAAAAAGGAAATGAAAGACATGATCAAACACCCGGAACACTATATCTTCCGAGGGATCGAAGCCATTGAGGCGGTTAAGATTTTGACCGCCACGGCTACCGGGGTGGAAGCCTACCTGCTGGGCTGTGCGGTCAAATATTTGTACCGATACCCCAGAAAGAATGGGGACCAGGACCTGGCAAAAGTAGAACAGTGCATCCACATGCTGCGGGAGAATCTATACGGTAAGCAAGGGGAGCAGCAGATAGGAGGTGAGGCCTATGTATTACAACGAGTGGGAGAACATCATCCGGGACAGGCTTCGAAACTACAACATCTGGACCGCCAGGGTGAATACGCTGGAAGCCCAGATCCAGGAAATCGCCGGCCAACTCCGGCTGGAAGCGGCACCCAAGACCACGAAATTCGGCTATGATAGTTTTGGCGGCGGCTGGGACAAACCTTCACCGGAAGAAGTAGCCTACCAGCAGAAAGAAATCCTGGAAAGCCGGCTGCAACGGCTGAAGGCAGAATACCAGAAAAAGAAAGCGGTCCTGAAAGCTCTGGATGATCATATGGATGCACTGGAAGGGGCTGAACGTCAGATGATTCGGCTGCGGGGCATCAATCACCAGCAATGGAAACAGATTGCCCTGGATATCTGCCATGATGAAAGCTGGTGCCGGCGGAAATTCCGGGACGGGCTGCGAAAGATGACCGGCATGGAATACGGGCCGAAAGCAGCGCCCACACAGACTCGGCTGAACCTGGTGGAACTGTAAAAACCAATCCCGTTTTTATCCCGGTTTTGTCCCGCTTTTATCCCACTTTTTCTTAGGAAATCGTGCTATACTGGTATCATGGATTTGCGGAAAGCAGTCCAGTTCATTAACACCTCCTTTTTGAGATACGTAGAACCGGAGGAAGCGCCCCGCCAAGGGCGCTTTTTTCGTGGGAGGAATTTTATAGCTTATGGCCGGCACCTGAAAGGGTGCTTTTTTTTAATCCATTTTGAGGACGGTGGTGAAGATGTGACATGAAAGGGCATGAGAATCTGATTCCCAACAGTGAACGAAGTCCGGACGAAGTTAGGAAAAACAGCGCCAAGGGCGGTGTGAAGAGCGGAGTCACCAGACGGCGCCGGAAGGCCATCAAGGAGATCCTGGCAGGAGCCTGGAACATCCGGCTGTGTGATATCGAGGACCCGGGAGTCCGAAAGGCTTTCATGACAGCAGCCAAATCCCAGGATGGGAAGATCACCATCGGGGAGGCCATGACAAACGGCATGGTGCTTGCCATGATTCGGGGCAATGCCCTTATGAGCCAGCTGGTACTTGACCTGATGAAAGAGAACCCGGCCGTGAAGCTGAAAGAAAAAGAGTTGCGGATGCGTGAACGGGAAATCGAGATCAGAGAGAAACTGGCCGAAAAGGACCTGCAGGAGGACGAACCTTCTGAGCAGGTGGAATTCACGTTCGAAAGGGAGAAATGACCATGAAGGTGAATGTGGCTGACAGCATGGGGCCGGCTTTCGACCCTGTATTCTGGGATGCCCAGCAGCACGGCCATACCTATTACTGGTTGGCTGGTGGGCGGGGCTCCACCAAGTCGTCCTTCGTGGGCATGGAAATCCCTCTGCTGATGCTGCAGCATCCGGAGTGCCATGCTGTAGTCCTGCGGAAAGTAGGCGGGACCATAAAGAACAGCGTGTATCCACAGATCCAGTGGGGCATCGAACAGTTGCAGATCATCGACCGGTTCAAGTATAAGATGACGCCGCCAGAGATCACCCTGAAGGGGACCGGCCAGAAAATCCTTTTCCTGGGCTGCGACGATCCCATGAAGGTGAAATCCATCAAGCTGCCTTTCGGTTATGTAGGCATTGTCTGGCTGGAAGAGCTGGACCAGTTCAGCGGCATGGAGGAAATCCGCAACCTGTGCCAGTCCCTGCTGCGTGGAGGGCCCCGTTATTGGGTGTTCTGCACGTACAACCCGCCCAAGAGCCGGAGCAACTGGGTGAATGAGGAAATCCTGGTGGATGATCCTGACCGGCTGGTGCACCGCTCCACCTATCTTCAGGTGCCACCGGAATGGCTGGGGGAACAGTTCCTCCAGGAAGCGGGAAAGCTCAAGGAGCGGAACGAAACAGCCTACCGGCACGAATACCTGGGAGAAGTCACCGGCACCGGCGGGGCAGTCTTTGAGAATGTAGCGGACCTGCCTTTGACTGATGAAGTTCTGGGGCAGTTTGATCACCGGCTGTTCGGGCTGGACTTTGGTTTTGCCGTGGACCCTCTGGCTTTTGTGGCCATGCACTACGACGCCAAGCACGAGGATCTGTACATCTGGGGTGAGATCTACGAGCAGAAACTGACCAACCCCCAGGCGGCCCGGAAAATCTCCCAGGTAATTCTGCCTGGTGAGCTGGTGCGGTGCGATTCTGCAGAACCCAAGTCCATCAAGGAAATGCGGAGCCTGGACATGAACATCATCGGGGCGGCCAAAGGACCCGACAGTGTGGAATATGGGATCAAATGGCTGCAGGGCCTGCGGCACATCTACATTGACAAGCGCCGGTGCCCCAATACCTACCGGGAATTCATGACTTACGAATACGAACGGAACCGGCTGGGGCAGTACATCAGCGCCTACCCGGACAAAGACAACCATGCCATCGACGCTGTGCGCTATGGGTGCAGCGGCGTAATGCCGGTACGGACAACCATCCGTTCGGCCAGATTTGATTACTGAGGGAGATTATGAGCGAACGAGATTTTTATTTGAGCCCCACCGGCAATATGTACCGGCTTATGCGGGACTCCTACTATGGGGACGGAGGCTACCGGGGTGCGTATCTAATCCCCCACAAGAGGGAAACGGAACAGAACTACCGGGACCGTCAGCAGACGGCGTATTACCTGAACCATTTTTCCCTGATCGTGAACGCCCTGGTGAATCCCATCTTCAAGCGGCGGCCGCTGCGGGACTGGACCGGAACGGCCAGCCCGGTGGCAGAGGCGTTCCTGGAAGATGTGGACGGAGCCGGGAATGACATGGACAGCTTCATGCAGGCAGCGGCCCTGTCGGCCAAACTGTACGGAGCTGTTTTCATCGTGGTGGAGAATTTCCAGGCCATGGACCTGCCGGCTTCCATGGGTGAAGCCCTGGCCCAGCGGAAATTTCCGTATGCATACACCCTGGACCCGGACCGGGTGGAAGGGGTGTCCATCGACAAGAACGGCCGGGTGCTGTCCATCAAGTTCCGGGATACGGCGGTAAGCAGCACCATGGGCGATGACAAGGAACGGACGGTATACTTCGACACCCGGCGCTGGGCAGTCTATGAGAATGGGCAGATGGTCTCTTCCGGTGATCACAATCTGGGAGAAGTCCCGGTGGTCTGGTTCCCCAGCCAGCACGTGAAGAACGGGGAACTGAATCCCACTCCGGAGCTGTACCCCATCGCCGGGATTGCCTGCAGCCTGTATAATCACTGTTCCTGGCTGACGGAGATCCTGCGGAATCAAACGTTTCCGCTGCTGACCTTCCCCAGCAAGGAAGCCTCTGACCTGATCATCGGGAACAACAACGCCCTCTGCTACGACGGGGACACAGTGCGGTTCCAGCCCGGGTTTATTTCCCCGCCCAGCGATCCGGCTGCGCTGATCCAGACCCAGATCAAGAACATGGTGGAAGAGATGTATCGGATCTCCGGGCTGACGTTTTCCACCACGACCAAACAGGAGGCCAGCGGCATCAGCCGGCAGTGGGAGTTCGAGCGGACGAACCAGCGCCTTTCCGCTTTTGCCAAGCGGTGTGCGGCAGCGGAAAAGAAGATTCTGGCCCTGGTGGCCAAATGGATGGGTCTGGACCTGGAATACACGGCGACCTACTCCAATGACTTCGGCATCACGGACGTGGCCACGGAGTTGAAGAACGCCCAGGCTGTGCTGGATATGCAGCTGACCAACAAAATCAAGGTTGAGGTGGCCAAACAGGTACTGACAGCTTATGTGCCGGAGCTGCCTGCTGACCGGTTCGATGCCATCATTGCCGACATCGAAAAGCAGGAGACAGAGCCGGCTTATAACGAGCCGCCTGAACCAGAGGACGAAGATGAACCATCGGAAGAGTAGGTGAACCATGGACGAACTGCAGCGGCAGCTGAAAGCCTTTTCCAAACGATATGGATTCCAGGGCCAGATGATGAAGGCCCGCATTGAGATCCTCATGAAACAGGGCAAGAGCCCGGAGGAAGCCATCCGCCAGGTATTCAAGGAATACGGCGTGGAGGAATGGCTGCAGGCCAATGTGTCCAGGGTGATCGTTGGTACGGCACAGGATGCCCTGGGGCAGGAAATGGCCAAAGACCTTCCTGCGGCTGCTCTGCTGGAAGCCCTGTCCAATCCCTGGGACGGCAGCGGGCTGACCCTGTCGGAGAAGATCCACGGTGCCAGCAACACCATGCTGAACGATGTGATCACCACGGTGCGGAAACAGATCCACCTGAACAAGACGGTGAAGGACACAGCCCAGGCCCTCTACGATGGCTACAAAAGTGGTCATGTAGTCAGGGAACAGCAGCTGCCCCAGTACCTGGATGAACTGACCCGGTGGACCTGGAGAAGCCGGGAGAACCTTTCCCAGGAAGAACTGAAAGACCTCCAGCGGGCCATCCGTAAGGTGAAATACCAGGCGGATGATCTGGTGGATGACAGAGCAACCTACAATCACTTCAGAACCTCCCTCCGGGAGCTCATGGACAAAATGGAGCACGGCAGTGAAAAGGCTGCCCAGAGAGCCCTCCAGGCGGCCATAGAGGAAAAGAGCCGATATGTGGCCGAACGGATTGCCCGAACGGAAGCCGCCAGGGCCCGTTATGATGCCTTTATTGCCCGCTACGGCGAGGATGACAGCGTTGCGGCCTATCGGTGGAAGCTGGGCAGCCGGCACCCGGCGGAAGACATCTGCGACATGTACGCCCATGCGGATCTGTATGGTCTGGGGGCAGGAGTCTTCCCTAAAGACAAGGCTCCTGTGAACCCGGCCCATCCCCATTGCCTGTGCCACTATGCTCCGGTGTACGCCAGCGAGCTGAAGGGTAAAAAGCGGTCCGACAATGTGGAAGGCCGTGGCAATGCCTGGCTGAAACGGCAGCCGCTGCACATCCGCCAGGCCATCCTGGGGGTGAAGGGAGAACAGGAATGGAGAGTCGGCAGGGCCAGGTGGATGGAGAAGGCAAGGAATATTTCTCCAGTGTTTGAGAAGAAGGAAAGTCGACTGTTCGATTTAATTCTGCAACTTCATGGCAATCGGCAGAAAAATAAGACAAACGCTGCTGGACATGATATAATAAAAGTTGAAAAGACAACCTTGATTTTCAAACCAAACTCTATAACCGAAACTGTCGGTAGGCATGGCGGAATAAACCGGAATTATTATGGTGAAACGGCAAGGCAAAGTAAACAAATTAGTAATCATGACCATGGGAATCGTAAGGAACATCCATTCGGAGAAAAAGGCGAACATGCACATGATTATGTCTACGATGAAAATGGCAAGCTAATATATCGAACGAAGCGTCCATTGACTAAATCTGAGAGAAAGGAGAATGCGGATATACTATGAATAAGGATGTATTTAAAGATAGAATATATTCGTTGATTTCTGCAGTAACTTTTGATTATAAAGGTAAGCGATGTGGCGTGGATCCTCTATCACATCAACAATATGATGTATGGTACGGTGATAAATGTAAAACAATGACTGATATTAACCAGGTAATGAACGAGCCATTTTTTGATAACCAGTCATTAGCTGATATAGTTCCTTATATTAAGAATTTTGATGTAGAATAAGCCCCCTGCTCCGGCAGCGGGCTTTTCTTATGCCTGAAATTAGATAGCTTTTTTGGCAGACCATCAGGTCTGCTATTTTTATGCATTGAAAAGAGAGGAGAACAAAATGAAGAACCTGAAAGCGATTGCAATGACGATGGCCCTGGTGGCCGGTATTACGGGAACGGCCTTTGCCGCTGACATCCGGGAAATCGTAGGGGATCCAGGCACCGAAATCACGGACCGGAACCCGACCTGCTACCAGGCTAAGACGGTAGCAGGACACTATCTGGAATCCTACGTGGAAAATGATGTGGCCATCACGAAGCAGGATGGGGAAGTGGTGCTGGAATATGAAATCCAGCGGAGCGACTTTGTCCCCTTCGACTTCGATTCCAACCAATAACCCATACATTACCCTGTGCAGACCTTATGGGCCTGCTTTTTTATTACCCTGATAGCATCGGCCAGGCGCCGGTCTATATAAATCAATTGCCCCAGGCGGGCAGGAGGAAACGATATGTATACCCTTGATCAAATCTTTGCCGCCCTTGGCGGGGTGGAAAACGGTGGTGCCATGGTGGCGGATCTGCAGGCCATCATCACCGGTGCCCGGAACGAAGCAGCCGCCAACCGGGTGGAACGGAACAAGGTGCTGGACGCCCTTGGCCTCCGTGGCAGCGAGAACCCCGAAGCGGCCCTGAACAACCTGCGAACGACTCTGGAAGCCCTGAAGAAGACGGGCAACCCGGAAACCCTGGGCAGTCAGATCACCGCCCTGCAGGACCAAGTGAAGGAGCTGACGGATAAGTATGCTGCATCCGAAGAGAAAGCCAAAGCTGAACACACGAAGCGTATCAACACGGCAATGCATGCTGCACTGCAGGCCGCCCTGGCCAAAGGGAACGCCCTGAATCCGGACGCCTTTGTGAAGCTGCTCTCTGACCAGGTTGTGATTGGAGATGACGATTCCCTGAGCATGAAGGTAGGGGACAAGGCCGTTTCCATCGACGAAGGTGTGAAGGACTGGCTGACGACCAACCCCTGGGCAGTGAAGAACACGGCTGCAGGCGGGGCCGGAAGCGGCAGCGCTGGCAACCCGAAAAAGGTGTATACCCCTGATGATCTGAAAGGCATGACGCCGGCTGAGATCAACGCACACTGGAATGAAATCAAAGATTCTATGAAAGGATGATTGAAATGGCAATTTCTACTTTTATCCCTGCCCTGTGGTCCGCACGTCTGCTGGCCCACCTGGACAAGAACCTGGTCCTGGGCAATCTGGTGAACCGGGACTATGAAGGCGAAATCAAGAACCTGGGCGACCGGGTGAAGATCAACCAGATCGCTGACGTAACCATCAAGGATTACAAGAAAGGCACTGATCTGGTGTATGACGACACCGACGGCACCCCCACTGAACTGGTCATCGATCAGCAGAAATACTTCGCCCTGAAGGTGAACGACGTGGACGCCGCCCAGGCCAACATCGACCTGATGGACCGGAGCCTGGAACGGGCTTCCTACGCCCTGCGTGATGTAATCGATCAGCGGGTAGCCGACCACGCCAAGGAAGCCGGCACCATCCTGACCCTGAAGGACATGGAAGCCCCGGAACAGGCTTATGAAACCATCGTGAAGATGGGTACCAAGCTGGACGAAAACAACGTGCCCCGGATCGGCCGCTGGCTGGTGATTCCGCCCTGGCTGTATGGTCTGCTGCAGAAGGACCAGCGTTTCGTTGGCTCCGGCAGCGCTGCGGCGGAAAGCCGTCTGACCACCGGCAACGTGGGCTCTGCAGCCGGCTTCCAGATCTATGAATCCAACAACCTGGCCTATGTGAAATCCACTAATACCACGTCCGTCATGGCCGGTACCAATGCGGCGATCTCCATGGCCACCCAGATCATCAAGACGGAATCTCTGCGGCTGGAAAAAGACTTCAGCGACGCAGTCCGTGGCCTGCTGGTCTATGGGTCCCTGGTGGTGCAGCCGAAAGCCCTGGTGACATTGAACACCAACCCCAAGGCTGAAACCGTTGCACCCTGATCATGGTCAGGGTATCGTTCCGGGCTGATGCCCTCAGCAAGAAGCTGAGACACGCACCGGGAGAAATCCAGAAGCAGCTGCGGGAAGCCATGGACATTTCGGTACGGGATGTGCAGGAACGGGCCCGGGAGGAACATAAGTTCATCTCCCGGACCGGCCAGGCCGAAGGCTCCATCCATACAACTGTGGAAGGAAGCGGCGACCACCTGGCGGGAACGGTCTACACGGCTCTGCCCCATGCCGTTTACCAGCACCAGGGCACCCGTTCTCATACCATCGTGCCACGGAGCAAGACGGTGCTGCGATGGTCCGAGGGCGGTCAGTTCGTGTTTGCCAAACGCTCCCAGGTGAAAGGCATCCAGGCAGATCCGTTCATCTTCAATGCCTTTCACCTGGAAAAGCCGGCTATCATCAGCCGGTTCAAGAAGGCAGCCGAGAAACTGGGGATGGGGTGATTTTATGGATCTGATCAAAGCAGAAGACATTACGGACGCCATCCTGAAAGGACGGGTCACGGCCGGGAACCTGGCACTGGCTAATGAAACAATCGTGCGGCTGGCAGCCACCTACGGGGTGGACGAGGCTGACATCGTACCCAGCAACCTGCTGAAGCGGTACGGGATTGTGGAAGCCTGCCGGGCCTGCTGCCTGGAACTGGTGGGGACTGATCCCACGGTACAGATTGGCAGCTATTCCGGCAGCCGGCAGGATGACATTTATGAACGGAAGTACAAGCTGTATGACGATCAGGCCAAGAGCCTCTTGAAAGATCTGACAGCATCGGACTTCAACGGCGGAGAAACGGAAAGAGGAGGCAGCCCATGGACGAAAACGGTGAATATTTACCGGGGATAGACGACTATTCGGCTGCCATCCGTGAGCTCCTGGAAGAAGCAGTCCCGGAAATTCCCTGGAATGAGGAAGTGAAGGGGCCGGCTCTTTCAAGTGAGACAGAGGGCACCATTGCAGCGGATAAAGTGACCTTTTCCGGCCAGGACAAAGAGGACGAGGAAGGCGTGATCACCTTTATGATCTACATCGTTGTGCCTGATCAGACGGAAAGACGGCTGGAAACCCTCTCCCGAAAGGTCCGTAAGGTACTGAACGAGGCAGATTTCATGGACGGGCATGTTGCGTCCATCACTTTCGGGATTGCCCAGGGCCAAAGGGGGCGAAACCCGGGCACAGCAGTCCTGGAATACCTTGTGAAAGCATGTATGTAAGGAGGAATAAGAATGGCAGATAAAGTTCGTGCCAAACTGGCGGCGGTACACACCAAGCTGGAAGGCAAATATGTACTTGTATACCTGAATTTCGGGGAAAGTGCTACGGAAGCCTCTCCCAAGTGGGCCATGATCGGTGGCCAGAAATCCGGTGACCTGGATCTGAGCGCTGACTCCATCGACGCCAGCGACAAGACCAGCGGCGGCTGGGGTGAAAAATATCCTGGCATCAAAACGTCTGAGCTGAGCGTGGAAGGGAACATCGTAGGCGGTGACGAAGCCTATCAGGCCCTGCGGGATGCCTTCAACGCCGGTGAACCGGTTGATATCTGCCGGTACGACAGCAAGAACAAGACGGCTGACCGGAACTGGTACTCCATTACCGAACTGAGCGACGAAACGCCCCATGACGATGTGGCCACCTTCTCCATGAAGCTGGAAGGCATCGGGGCTCCGAAATACTACAAGAATCTGACCAGCGTGGATTCCGTAGGGACCACGGCGGCTTCTTCCAGTTCTACTACCACTACCGGGAAATGAGGGATTGAGTAATGGATATTTCCTATAACAAAGTGACCCGGATCGTCTGGGTCAAGAGCGGTGACAAGCTGTATCACTTTCGTCTGACCATTAACGGGCTGCAGGAGCTGGAGGCGGTGGCCTTCGGCGGGCAGTCCTACTTCGATTTCCAGAAGGAACACCAGACCATGCCCTTGGGGGCACTTTTGGAAGCTTTCCGGATCATGCTCTTTGCGGCCGGCGACAAGAACGAAGCCAAGAATGCGGGGCAGGTGGTGGAAACCCTTTCCATGGATGCGGGTATCCAGCAGGTGGAAGCCATCTTCTACGTGACTCTGGCAGTCTCCGGGATCTTCGGCGCCAAGCAGTCCAATGAAATGCTGAAAGCCCTGAAGGTCAAGAGCAAGGACGTGAAGGAAGAAACGGAGGACGACGGAAAAAACGCTTAGAAGGGGAATCGGAGACCTGGGGCTCTTTTACGGAGTACATCGGGCTGATTCTCCCTGTTTGTTATGGGGAATTGGGCATGACGGGGGAGGAAATCGGTGCGGCGACGCCCTGGGAAATCCAGCGGCGCATTGAGGGCTATGGGGCCAGGATGAAGGCCAAGCGGATGTTCACCGCTTCCTACATTACGGCTCCGGTCATCAATGCTGGCTACCGGTCCCCCAAACGGCCTGTAACCCCTGATAAAATCCTCCCGGATGACTTCCGGACGCCAGAGACCCAGGATGAAAGGGACGAATGGCTGGCGATTGCCAAAGCGGAGGAAGAAAGGAGGGAAAAGTTGAAACATGAGCAACAACAGGATTGACATTACCCTGGAAGCAGATGCCAGTGGTGCCATACGGGTTATCAAGCAGGTGAGCACTTCTGTGGACCAGCTGGCCGGAAAAAAGGTTGGCAATGCCGGGATGCCGGAGCTGGCCAACGGAGCCCAGAGGGCTTCCCAGAGCCTGAAACAGACCAAGGCTGATACAGATGCCCTGGCCAGTGCCATAGGGAAAATCAAGGGCATGATTGCCGGGGCTTTTACCTTTGGCGCCATCACCAGCCTGGGTAAAAAAGCCCTGGAAGCATCGGCGAATATGGAGGTACTGCGGCAAGGCCTGGACTTCGTCCTGGGCTCTTCCGAGGAAACTGACAAGCTGATCAACGGAATGCGAGCCTTGGGCGAACAGTCTGCCTACGATACCAACGAATTGATTCCTCTGGCCCGTCAATGGGTCAACATGGGAGACAATGCGGAAACGGCTGTCGGGAAGATGACAAAGATTGTGGACCTGGGGTCTGCCTTTGGCCTGACTTCTGAGCAAATTGGTTCTGCTACACTGGCGTTGAGCCAGATGGCAGCAGCAGGGAAAATCAATGGGCAGGATATGCTGCAGCTGACCAATGCTAACATTCCGGCCTGGAAGTTGCTGGCAGATCATATGGGACTTTCCGTTGCTGAACTGCGGAAAATGTCTGAAGCCGGTCAGCTGGGAGAAGATGCCATCAATGAACTGTGGGATGCTATTGAAGAACGGACCCAGGGGGCTACCTCCCGGATGAATGGAACCCTGATGGCCAGCTTCTCGAACCTTGAAGAAGAAATCCAAAACAGCATGGCCGGTATCGGTGATATCATCAGTCAGGCCTTTAATTTAAAGGGAATTCTCCAGGGTGGCAGTGATATGGTATCCAGCTTCCGGGAAGCCCTGGAACAGATCAAACAGGATGCTGAATCTGTTGGCATCGGCCAGGCCATCATGAACCAGATTTCCAACGTGAGCCCGGAGTTGGCAACCCTTCTGGGGACCATCGGGAACATCGTCGGGGAATTCATCAACATTGTGATAGCCGGCTGGAATGAAATCTATGCGACGCTTTCCAATCTGGATATTGCGGCCATTCTGATGGTAATCAACGATGTGGTCAGCAGGGCTGGCCCGGCTGTCCTGGCGGCTGTATCCCTGATTATCGGGGCCATTAATCTGATCCTTCCGGTTGTAGTTGGCCTGATTAATGCTTTTGCCAATGCTTACAACACGGTGTCTCCCTATATTACCAGTATGGCGGGCCTGTTCCAGCAAATCCCAGTGGCGATTTCTACAGCCATCACGGCCATTTCTACTGCCTTCAGCAGCTTTGTGAGCTGGTTGGAAAGCAGCGTATGGCAGCCCATCAGGAACGCTGCGGTGACGGTTATTAACTTCATTGTAGGATCGTGGGTTGCCTTTGGCGGCTTTGTGATGGCTGCTGTCCAGCCGCTGGTGGATTGGTTCCAGAGTTCTGTATGGCAGCCAATCAGTGAATTCGCAACGGCGGCCTGGAACACCATCACAGCTCTGTGGGGACAGTTTGTCGACTGGTTCTCCCAGGTCATGAGCCCGGTGACGGATGTGGCTTCTGAATGCTGGAATGCTATCTGCGACTTTGCCAGTGAAGCCTGGGACACCATCAGTGGCATCTGGTCCGTTGTGGCTGGCTGGTTTGATTCTACGGTTGTGCAGCCTGTCCGTTCTTCCTTCGACAACGGCACCAGTTTTATTTCCCAGTGCTTCCAGACGGCCTACAACAACATTGTGGGCATCTTTGGAGGCCTGGCGAGCTGGTTCGAGAGCAACGTGGTGGCTCCCATCAAGAGCGCTTTTGCCAAAATCACTTCCATTGGGGCGTCCATTACCGGTCTGAGCGTCAGTGCAGAAGGAGATGGGGGCAGACCCAGTGCTACAGGCGGTGTTTTTGGTGGCCGGGTCCCGGTCCTGGCCAATGGCGGTCAGGTCAAAAATGGAACCCATGCCATCATCGGGGAAGCAGGGCCGGAAACGGTCCTGCCTCTGCGGAAAAATGTCATGGGGAGCTTGGGGAATTCTGTGGCCCAAGCTTCCAGCCTGCCTGATACGGTGAAGCTGATCCAGAATCTGGTTGACCAGGCATCTTCCCAGGCGGCGAGCCTAAGCGCCAACAAGAAGAATCCGGCCTATAATGCGGAACGGAGCTTCGACAAGGCATCCAAGCCTGCCGATTCTGATGCCTATACCAAAGTCCTGGACACCATGAAGCAGAAAATCCTGGACATTGATGAAGCACAGGAGAAGTTCCACCAGGAATGGCAGCGGACTGCGGAAGAAGCGGCCAAGTATGCAGACGGCGGGGAAAAGACCCTGCGGTACCAGAAGCAGCTCCAGAGCAACCAGGAACAGATTGCCAAGCTCCAGGAGAAAATCAGCTCCGGAAAAGGTGATGGTTCCGAGGCGGGTCAACTGGACAGTCTGGTGCAGCAGGGGAAGAACCTGACGGCCAAATACGAGCAGGAGAAGGCGGAAGCCCTGGCGGCTGCCCAGGCCACCCAGGACGGGATCACCCAGATTGATGCGGATGCAGAAGCGGCCAGGGTGAAGGCCAGACAGGACGCTCTTGACCAGATGGGCTCTTACGAAACCCAGCTGGCCCAGGCCCAGTATGCCCAGAAAAAGGCCATGATGGCCACCGAATTGGACGATTTCCTGGCCCAGATGACGGCCAAGGACGAAATTACCGGCCAAAGCTATGCTACGACCCTGGCCAATGAACAATACCTGGCCGAACAGCGCCGGGTGTGGATGGAGGAACTGATGCTGGCTTCCGTCAGCTGGGGTGAGTACATGCAGACCATGCTGACCAACATGGCGGTGCAGGTCCAGGACGGGATTGCCTCCGGAATCGCCCAGTGCGTGGTGGAGGGCAAGAAGTTCAGTGAAGTCATGAGTAACCTGGCCAAGACCCTCCTGAAACAGCTGATCCAGGGAGTCATCCAGAAGGTGATTTCCGGATGGATCATGGCCATTGGCCTGGGGAACAACCGGCACAAGCAGGAAATGAAGAACACGGCAGCAGAAACGGAAGCTGCCGCTGCCAAAGCAACTGTTATGGCCAGCGTGGCCACAGCAGCCGTCATTGCGGCCAACCCGCATATGGCGGCTGGAGCTGCAGCTCTGGTTTCCGGGCAAATGGGCGAAGCTGCTGCAGCTGCAGGATTGATTTCCAAAGCTGCGCAGAAAGTGTTCCAGGACAAGGATTCTGATTCCGGCGGCGGTAAGGACAAGAAGAAGGACAATCTGGTGATTAATATCGGGGCTGATCCAGATAGCCTTACTAAAGGCTGGAACTTCTCTGGCCTTGCCAAAGGCGGTGTGGTAACCGGTCCTACGGCTGCCCTGATCGGGGAAGGCCGGTATGACGAGGCTGTACTGCCGCTGAAGCCCAGCCTGCTGGAGAGACTGTTCGGCGGTGGGGACGACAACCGGCAGAATACCGTGGTGGCCACCCAGAACATCTACGGGGATATCAATTCCAGGGATGATGAGGATGACCTGTTCAGCGGCTTCAACGACATGGTACTGGCCGGACTGCGAGGTGCGTGATGAAGCAGCTAGCGAGAAAGATCCTGAAAGACAGCAAACTGAAGATTGTGACGCAGGCCGGTACGGAGTATTCCCTGCCGGCTTTGTGGTCCATTTCGGATGCAGGGGCCTACACCTTCCGGAATAAGCTGGAGGACAAGGCTTTCTCCCACGGCGGCAATGTAGTGGGAGATGGCCGGATTTCCGGCCGTACCATCAAGGTGGAATTCTTCATGCACGGTGCTACGGAGCAGGATCATGACTATGCCCTGAATACGGCCTACACCTACTTCTGCCAGACCAACTATGACCTGTATGTGGGACGGTCCGACCGGAAATTTCGGGTAGCCGGCGTTTCTAAGATCACCCACAAATACCAGAAGGGCTTCCAACAGCGGTGGAGTGAGATTACGGTTTCTCTGCTGCTGGCGGACCCGTTCCGCTATGAAGGGCACACTACGAAAATCACCAAAGTGTTTCCCAGAGCGGTGGAGAATGCGGAAATCTATGTGGACAACCTGGGCAGTGTGGACACGCCATTGACGTTCCGGTTCATCCCGGTGAAGTCCATGGCCAAGATCCACATCTACCACAAACAGGCGAAAGAGGAATTCAGCCTGTCAGATGCCCTGCTGATTGCTCCGGCCACCGTGACAGTGAACGGGGATGCAGGGACCGTATGGCGGGACAAGGCCAACAGCATCAATACGTTCTCTGGGCAGTTCCTGCACGTGAAACCCGGCAAGAACCTGTTCTATTACACAGGGGACGCAGGGACCATTGAAATCAGCTTTACCAACAGGTGGTTCGTATGAGTACGATGTTCGGGAGAAGCCTTTTCGGCCATCTGATTTATGCGGGCCCAGACCAGGGCGGGGCAGGAAGCATTGACACTTCCGTCCCTGACTTTTACCCTGGCCAATTTACTGTGATTGCCTACAACAAGAGCGGTACCAAGACGGCTTATTTCGGGTCCGGGGCAGAGCATAACGCCCTGTCCAAGGTGACGTTCGAAATCGGGGAAACTGGCTGCGGCAACGTGGAACTGACCTTCCATGAGCTGCCCAGCAATGCGGAACTGGATTACATGCAGCGCATTGATATCCACCTGTTCGGGGACCGTTCTCCCTGGTATTCCGGCTATATCATCAACCGGCCGGTGAAAGGAACCACGGATACCACCTACACCTTCAAGGGCTACGGCTACTATAACCAGCTGTCCAGCTACCTGATCTTCAAGACCTACGAGAACATGGACCCGGGTGATATCGTCCGAGACATTGCGGTGGAAGCGGAAAAGCATCTTGATATTGTGTTCAACGATATCAAGATAGAGAAAGCCGGCTATACCTGTACGAAGATCGTGTTCGACGGGGTGACCATCAAGGATGCGCTGAAGACTCTGTCGGAATTTGCCACGGACTTTGTCTATGGGGTGGACGAACGGAGGAACATCTACTTCAAGCCCCGGGTGAAGGAAATCAACGAACAGGCCCGGCTGACTGTCGGCAAGCATATCACCAGCTACAGCCCCACCTGGAACGTGGACAAGGTTGTGAACTGGGTGCGGACCAAGGGCGGAAATGTGGACGACCAGGGCGAGCAATGGCTGTGCGTGGCCAAGGATGATGCCAGTATCCAGAAATATGGGTATCGGATGAAGGTGCTATCCCTGCCGTCTGCTTATGCGGTGGCCGATGCCCAGCGCTACAGTGACAACTACATTGCCCAGTACAAGGATCCCATCAAATCGGCTACGGTGAAAGGCGTCAGCCTGGAATACCCGCTGGTGGACGGGTCCTTCAACGTGCGTCATATGACCACCGAGGGCATGGCAGAGATCCGGACCCTGTCCGGAGATGTCCATGACTACCCTATCACCAAACTGAAATATACCGTTTCCCCGGATAAGGGAATCAGCTGCGACATGACCCTGGGCGAGCCGCCCTTTACCGTTGACCAGTATCTGGCCGGGGTGGAGCGGAACGCCAAGAACTTGGAACAGGCCCAGGCTACGGCCATCAAGCAGCTGCACAAGTAAGGAGGTGAGAGCATGATATACGATTATCGCCTGGACCCCTGGAACAACGTGCTGGACATCCACAATATCAGTGGGGAACGGCACCAGATTCCGACAACTAGCCCGTTTACTGTGCGGCTGCTGGAAGTGCCTCAGAAAACGGAGCCCACCAGCCTGAGTGTGGTCTGCAACGGTACGGCCATGACGGAAGTGGCTGCCACACCGGAACAGGGGCAATTCTTTCCTGACTACAGGGCCAACGTGACCGGCGACCCCAACTGGAACCGGGGAGAGCTGCTGTTCAATGCAGCGGATGCCGGGAAGTGGATCACAGTGAACTACCGGGGCATGGGTACGCTGATTGACAGCCGGCTGCCGGACCAGCTGCAGATGCCGTTTACTGGCAGTCAGCAGGCTGACCGGGAAACCAACCTCAGCACGGCACCCAACAGCTGGGACTCCCAGGAGGGGAGCTCGCCCAAGGGGAAACCGATTTACGGCGGAAAGTTCCGGAGACACCGGGGCATCCCGGCTGGCACCTATTCCCTGCGGGAAATCCTACAGAAGCTGATCAATCTTTCCAGCTCCACGGAGTTTGTGAGGACGGTAAGGGACTGTGACTGCAATTGCAGCAATGGCTGCAGCGATGACAGTGGACCTTGATGGATAAGGAGGCAGCATGATCACCATAGATGATGCGCTGAATATCGAGGTATCCCAGTACGATACCTTTGCGCTGAAATTCATTTTCAAAAACTATAAGCTGGATGCGGATGACAAGGTGGTGTTCTCTATCAAGGCCACCACCAACAGCAATGAAGTGGTCTATTCGGCCGAGTTCTATAATTCCGGGCAGAACTATGTGAATGTGGAAGTGCCTAAAGGGGCGCTGAACGACCTGCAGCCCGGGACGTACGTTTATGATCTGGTGATCATGAACAGCCGAACGAACAAGATCGTGACTTGCTTCTTCCCGGCCAGCTTCATCATCAGAGGGGTGGCGCATAATGTCTGATAACGAAAAGACACTGGAGATCCAGGTAATATCCGGAGCAGAGGGACAGATTGCTGCGGGGAATACCTACGGAGCCGAACAGGCACGGGAGTATGCCAATGAAGCCGCCCAGTCTGCGGAAAAAGCCAAAGAATCCCAGAACCTGGCGGAAGCCTGGGCTCACAGTGACCAGGCTCCGGCTGGTGAAGGAACCCGGAGCGCCAAGACCTGGAGCAATGTTTCAAAAGAATGGGCGGAAAGCACTACGGCTCCGGATAATACCACCGGCTCCCGGAGTGCCAAGACCTGGTCCGACGTGGCCCGACAATGGGCAGAGAGCGACAAGGAACCGGACGGGGTGAAGGACGCCAAGAGCGCCAAGACCTGGGCCGGGGTGGCCAATGACCACGCCAATACCGCCAGCCTGAAAGCCAATGCGGCGGCCGCCAGTGCCAACACGGCAAGCCTGCAGGCCCAGGCTGCTGCCACCAGTGCTCAGACGGCGACCACGAAAGCAAGTGAAGCCAGCACCAGTGCAAACAATGCGGCGGTGAGTGCCAAAGCTGCGGCGGATAAGTACACGGCTCTGGTGAATGAGGATTTGACCAAGAAAGCAGATTTGGCTGGAGCGGACTTCACTGGAAAGGTGACTGTTCCAACTGCACCGGCCGGGACCAATGATGCCCAGGCGGCTAACACGGCCTTTGTTATGGCGGCTATTGCGGCCATGGTGGATGGATCTCCTGAAGCCCTAGACACGCTGAAGGAGCTGGCCACGGCCCTGGGCAATGACCCGAACTTCGCCACCACAATCACGAACCTAATTGCCACGAAGCTCGACAAGACGGGGACGGCGGTGAAGGCAACCGGGGATGCGGCCGGGAATGATATCCAGAAAACCTATGCTACCAAAGAAGAACTGAATAAGCAGGGCGGGAGCCTGGCTACCGTAGCCACCACAGGAAGCTACACGGACCTGCTGAACCTTCCGGCCATTCCTTCTAAAACATCGGAACTGACCAACGACAGCCGGTATGTTTCTACTGACGAAAACGGCAATGTGGTGCTGACCGGCACCCTGACCGCTACCCAGGTGTTCAACGCTGTTTACAACGACTACGCAGAGTTCTTCCCCAGAGGCGGAGATACGGAGCGAGGAGACATCATCGCCTGTGACGAAACCAGCACCCGGGAACAGTACGTGAAGGCCACCGACAAGAGCCAGTGCGTGGTAGGGGTTCATTCGGAAGAATTTGCCCAGATCATCGGCGGCCTGCAGGTGGAAGAAGGCAAGGGGGTCATGGAAACCAACATCCGGCAATTCATCCCGGTGGCCATGGCCGGCCGTGTCCATGTGAAGTACTTCGGCAAGGCAATCGTGGGGACCAAGGTAGTCCCCTCTGAAATCCCCGGTGTGGGGAGAGCCTGGCAGGAAGGCGACAGTCTGGACCACGTGGTGGGCAGGATCGTGGAACCGGATACACGCCAGGACGTCCGGCTGGTGAAGATTTTGGTAGGGAGGTAATGCATGGGAGATTTTTTGAAACGGAATATTTCCACCATTTTCCTCATGTTGGGGAATTCCTGCAACATGAACTGCCGGTACTGCCTGCAGCATCCCCTGGTGGAAAAGAGCCTGTCCGGCCATGTGAATCCGGACGTGTACCGGTTCATCCGGCAGGTGGTGGAGGAAAACGACGAAAAGACGGAACTGGGGCTGCACTTCTATGGAGGTGAGCCCCTTATCTATTTCCCGCTGATGAAAGAAATCATCGGGAAGCTGAAAGACGTGAAGGGCATCCGGTTCAGCACCATCAGCAACGGGAGGGCCATCACGGATGAAATGGTGGAGCTGTTCAACAGCCTGCCCCTTTACGTGTGCATCAGCTGGGACGGGTACAATGTGCTGAAAACCCGGGGCTATGACGTGTTCGCCAAGGGGAGCAAGACCCGTGAACGACTGCTGAAGCTGGACCACCTGGGAGTAAGCGGGGTGCTTTCCGCCTACAACTACCCCCAGGAGGCCTGCGATGCCTTCCAGGAGCTGAGCAAGGATTATTTCGATATCCACGGGTATCCTCTATCCTTTAACTATGACACCATCATGGATACGGGCCTGGGGGACAAGTCCCTGCTGGACATGGACTATGACAGGGTGGAACGGGAAGTGGGGACCATGATGGACCGGTACATGAAGTATCGGCTGGGCCAGGGAGAAATGAAATTCGCCGAGCTGGCCTTCATCGAAAGCCGGTTCAATGCTCTGTACAGCTATCTGCGCAAGGATGGGGACTTCTGGAGCCGCCAGTGGTGCACCTGCAACAACGGCTACAGCGTGCTGAACCTGGACTTGGCCGGGAACCTGTATCCCTGCCACAACACCAGCCGAAAAGCCGGGAGCATCTATGATTCCTATTTCAAGTATCTCAACGAGATCCTGAAAACAGACCGGACGTTCGAGCGGCGGGAAAAGTGCCTGGATTGCCCGGCGGTGGCTTCCTGCAAAGGTGGCTGCAAGCTGGTGGCACCGGAGAACATGGAAAATGGGCTGTGCCGGCTGCGGCGGGCCATCTTTCTGCCCATCCTGAAAGGCACCATGGCCTATGGGCGGGAAATCATGGAGGCAGGAAATGGCTAAGAACGGCACCATCACCCAAACTTCCTGGACTGACCTGGCAGTGGGGGACAAGGTGACGGCGGCCAATATCACAGAGCTCCAGACGGCTATTGCAGCACTGGAGGGCTACGCCAAGAATGTGGACAACTGTGGCTTCACCAATTTCTGCCAGAAGTGCCAGTCCTGTCAGGGGTGCCAGAGCTGCCAAAGTAAAACCTGCCAGTCTAACAGCTGCCAGGGGTGCCAGTCTACTAGTTGTCAAAGCTGCCAGCTATACCACAAGAAAAATTGCAACTGCGACTGCAACTGCAGCGGCTCCGATGACAGTTGAAGGAGGTGGCCATGGATAAAGGAAATAAAGTGAAAACCACGGACATGACCGCCTTACAGTCGGACCTGGTGACTATTGCTACAGGGATGAAGCGGAATACGGTGCTGGAAGAAGCAGACCATGTGGAGAAGGCAACATACACGGGCAAGATCCTGGCCACGGATATCCAGAATATCCGTGCGGCCATCAACGGACTGGAAGCCGAAAGCAGCGGGAACTGCTGTGAATCCAACTGCTGTCAGACCTGTGAGGGTTGTCAGACACAGAGCTGTCAGTCAAGTACCTGTCAGAGTTGCCAGGGCTGTCAATCGTGCCAAGGGTGCCAGCGATGTCAGAGTCATAGCCAGTGCACAAATACGAATTGTAGTCAGTGCTCAATCTATCAGTGTACTGGGGGAGATTGCAACTGTTCTAATGGGTGCAGCGACGACGGTGGGCCTTGAGAAAGGAGAAAAATCATGATTGTGCAAGGAGACGTATTGACCAACGAAGGCCCGAAGGCCATCGAGGAAATCAAGGAAGGGGATATTGTTATCAACCTGGGGAACCGCCCCTGCCGGGTGGTGAAAGTGGAGAAAGCGGACGTGACGAACGCCATCCGCTTTCGCAGCAATCCAAACCTGGTAATCGCCCGGGATACGGACATTGCCACCCGCTATGGCCGGGTGCAGGGCCGCAGCCTTACGGGCAGCACAAAGGAAGAGATGCTCTACCAGTGCGAAGCTCCCTGCTTTTACGATACCCTGGAACCGGGTACGCTGGACGGCCTTAAAACGGGTTATGAGCTGACGGTAGACAGCGGGGACGGGGTGTTCGTGGACGGCTACGGCATCTATGTGAAGAAGGAGGGCGAACGTGCTTAGCGTACTGTATAACTCTGATTCGGTGGCCACCCGGGATGACGGGGCGGTCAAGATCACTATCAAAGGGATGTATCTCAAGGCCGAAGTGATGGACAAGAACGGGACGGTGGAGGGCTTTGACGTCATCAAGGCCCTGCGGTCCTACAGTTCTTATACCCTGGTCCATCGTTCCGGCTTTGTGAAGGTTTTCCGGAAGATTTCCAAATCCGACTACAAATTCCTGGACCTGAACCGGCTGGGGGTGGCCATTCGGATGGACTTCCAGAACATCTGCCAGCTCTACGGAGATTATGACGTTCTGCAGGTAGACACGGGGCTTATCACCCCCACCAGCCGGGATATCATCATCCGGGTGTTCGAAATCCACAAAGACAACATTCTGGTGGATGCGGACAGTGAATATACCTTTTCTGACTTCAGCACGGCGGCCCTGGAATTCGGGGATCATCCCCGATTCAACCTGTGGGACAGCTATGCCCTGGTGGTGAACGGCCGGGAGCTGAAGGCCAACCGGAAAGGCACGGTGTACGACGGAGATTTCTCCACGCCCATCGTCTGCCCGGAAGGCAAGGACTACATGGAACTGGAAATCCGGAAGTACAAAGGGAATTTCGACACCACAGCCGGCCCCCTGACCCGGGCGGAGGACTGTGAAGGCGTGATGATCCACGCCAGCGCCGGACTGCTCAATGCCACCCGGGTACGGCTGGACCATGGGGTGGCCAAGGTACGGTTCTACCCGCTGGGGTACACGGGTGAAATCAAGATCAAGCTGGGCCGGAAGTGGTACGAAGTCTGGAACGAATACAACCTGATTGTGGGTGAGACGAAATGAAGAGCGTGACTATCTACCTGGGCAGCAAGTGCAATATGAATTGTGCCTACTGCCACCGGGAACCGGACCCGGAGGAAACAAAGGGACTGCCTCCCGAATTTTATCAGCGACTGCGGATCATGGCCCGGGAAGGGCCGCTGACGGTGAAGTTCATGGGCGGGGAGCCCACCTTGTATATGGACACCATCAAAAAGGTGGTGACGGCTGTGCCTGGTGCCACCTTTGCCATTGCCACCAATGGGAAGAACCTGGAAACGTTCCTGCCCTTCTTCCGGGCCCATCATTTCAGGATTGCCCTGAGTTATGACGGCGGGGACGTGGACCTGCGGGGATTCAACCCGCTGGAGAAGCTGGTGGATTATCCCTACCTGAGCATCAGCACCACGATCTTCCACGGGAATACGGATTTCCGGAAGATCCTGGCCCAGTTCCGGGAGAAACGGGAAAAAGGAATGAAGATCTCTTTCTTTCCCCACCTGGTGCACCACACCAGCCCAGCCAATGCCGCCTATGCCCTGACGAAAGAAGACTACGCCAGCGTGCTGCGGCAGTGGAAAGAACTGGTTCTGGAGCTGGTGGAAGGGTTCAAAGAAACGGGGAATATCAACTGGGAACTGACAGCCCTGTTCTATGGCCTGTTCCGCCGACTGGAAGCCAATTACCAATATGGGGAAACCTATTGTTTCAGCCGGAATCTGTGGAAGGTGGGTCCTACGGGCAAGCTGTTCAGCTGCTTCTACATCCGGGATTTTCCTCTGGACCCGGAAAACTGGCAGGAGCAGCAGGCCGCCCTCCTGGACTACCTGTTCCCCAAATGCAAGGGGTGCAGGGTATACGGGATGTGCGGCGGAGGCTGTCACAAGAGCCTGGACCATGAGCAGGAATGTGAATTCTACTATGCCCTGTACACCTGGTTCCAGGAATTGGCCGACAAGGAGCCGGCAGTCTGGAGGCTGGGCAATGCTTTACAGTAAGGACAGTGTGTTCGTTGTGTTCCCGGAATGCATCCAAAGCAGCCAGGCGGAAGAACTGTGGGTGGACCTGGTGGGGAGCCGGCTCGAGATCGTCCATAACGGCAACCCCATGACCATCGACCTGGATGCTCTGGCACCCTGCTCTTCTACCCAGGTGGTGACGGGCAGGGCCGGGGACATGGTGCTGTACAACTACCGGGAACTGTTAATGATTTACGGGCTGAAGCCCCTGGAGTTCCTACAAGTTTTCCGGCTGCATGGCTGGGTGCAGGTGGATAAGACCCACCGGGGTGTATTCGTGAAGATCTTCTGTCCCCAGGGGCAGCAGGATCCACGGAGCAGCCGGACGGACTGGAGCAGGGTCCAACATGTCGGCCCTGGTGAGCTGCATCCGGTTGATAGGAAAAACTCCTGGGCCTTTACCCTGGAAGATTACCAGATTACCGGCCGAGTGTTGCACGTCACCGGGACGCTGTGGAAATCCCCATTGTGGCAGGATGAAATCCTGTATTTCAACCATGGGGGCCAGGCGATTCCCCTGCAGGAAGGCGAGAACAGCTTCAGCCTGCTCTATGTGCCTGGGGAAGATGCTTATATGGGGACGAAGTACAGCCGGTATCCTGGGCGGCGTATCAAGCTGACGGAGGGGAAAAAGTGAAAGATATTGTAATTGAAGGACTGAGTACGCTGGTGAGCCTGCTGCTGGGCGGCCTGGCCGGCTATGTGATTGCGTATGTGACCGGCCTCAGAGCCGTACGGAAAGGGATGCAGCTGATCCTGAGGGCATCGCTCAATGACATGTACGTCCGGTTCCAGGAAACCGCCCCCACAGCCGAAGAAAAACAGGTGTGGCAGGAAATGTATGGCGTGTATGAGCACCTGGCAGATAACGGGGTGATGAACGCCAAGCATGAGGAAGTACTCCACATGGCGGAAATGGTGCGAAAATGAAAGGGATCCACGGGGCACTGCTGAACCTGCTGGGGGCCATGGGCCGCATGAAGGTCCGGGGTCTGCCCCGGGCCCTGGTCATCGTGCTGATGCTGCTGATTATCGGCAGCATCCTTTTATACTGGGCCGGCTGGATCTGGCTGTGGACAGCCCTGGGGCGGGTGGATCTCCCGGCCCTGAATATGCTGCTCCAGACCTTGACCGGCGTGTCCTTCATCGCAGCCATCGGCTTCATCGGGAAGAGCCTAGTGGATGAAGATGAAGACGGGGTTCCCGACGAATGGGAAAAGAAAGAAGGAGAAGAAAATGAAAGTATACATCAACCCAGGCCATGACCTGGAATATGACAGCGGCGCTATCCATACAGATGGAAATGGGGATATGGACCTGCGGGAGTGCGACGTAGCTGCCCGGATCGGAGCCCTGGCTAAACAGTATCTGGAAGCCGCCGGGTGCCAGGTCCGAATGCTCCAGAGCGATAACCTGTGCAATGATAGCGAGTACTCTGACCGTCCGGTGGCCGTCTGCGATGATGCAAATGACTGGGGTGCTGACGTCTTTGTGAGCATCCACTGCAATGCCTGCGCAGGCCACGATGCCCGAGGCACGGAAACCTGGTGCTATGCAGAAGGGACGGACGGGGCCCTGCTGGCCGAAAAGATCCAGGCCCAGATGGTGGGCAGCATCGACACCACGGATAGAGGCGTCAAGGTCATGCCAGGGCTCATGGTGCTAAAACATACCGACATGCCGGCCTGCTTGGTGGAGACCGCCTTCATTGACAACGATGCAGACGCTGAACTTCTGCGGACCGGGTACGATGATTTCGCTCGGGCCATAGCCAGAGGTGTTACGGACTATCAACAGACCAAAATGGACCAATAAAATCATCAAAACAATGAAAAGGGCGTATGGGGCTCCTGCTGGCCTCATACGCCCTTTTCCTGTTGTACGCTACTACTTACTTGCGACGAAAAATAAATCTGCTCAAAACGCAATTTAGGAGGTGAATTTTTATGGAACAGGAAGATAAATGGAGAATCATCCTGGCCATTGCCGGAGCCTGCGCCCTCTGCATCATCGGGGGGATGATTTACGGCTGCAGTCGGGAAAAGAAAGAGAAGCCCAAGGTTATGGACTATCAGCAGACCACAGATCCAGCCGCAGTCCAGAAAAAACTGGATGTGACACAGGGGGCCGCCCGGGAAATCACCAGGGAGATCTATCATGTGCAGCAGTCCGATGCCCCACCGGCCATTACCTACTACGTCCAGGCCCCTGACGTGGAAGCCGGAGCCCGGCAGGTAGCTAAAGACATCCAGGCAGGCAAGCCGACCGTCCCCGCTGCAGCAGCGGAAAAGACGGACAGGACCGTGGTCACGGCCGACACCGACCGCCAGAAAGTGGACGTGTACAAGATCAACCTACGGCGCAGCCATAAGATTAAAGCCGGTATCATGACAGCAGACGGAAAAACCTATGGCGGGATTGGGTACCAGGCTGGTAAATGGGAAGGGATGATCTACACCCGCAGTGGCAGAAAGGTGGATGCTGCGGCCATTACCTATACCCTGGCGGAGTGGTAAAAGAAAACCCGTAGAGTCAGGAAACGCCTGGCTTTACGGGTACTTTTTTGTTTAAAAGCATTGACAAATAAGCAAGAAAGTAGTATACTTTAATTATCAAAAGGAAGGGAGGTGCGAAAGATGTGATAGAAAAATTAAAGGCAGCTGCCGAAAATTTCATTTTCTGGATTTCATTCATCCAAGCGATGATATGGACATGGAAAATGACGAAATCGGCAAAGAAAAAGCTCCGGAAACTTCTCAAACAGTCCAAAGCGAAGAAGTAACCAGAGCCACCGGGGAGCCGAAAGGTTCCCCACCTGCCTTGATTTTATCACATGAGTATCATGAAAACAATCATTTTTATCACGGCGGTTGTGGTTGTCGGTATGCTGCTCAGCCTTTCATCTATAGACTGGAGCAGCTGGGTGAAAGGGCTTGCCTGCGGCGGTGTTATTAGCGCCTGGGTAGTGTACTTTGGCCTGGGGAGGGATTTTCGTGGGAGAAACTAAAAACGGTTGGGGCGGACGTCGCCCCAACCAAACCGGAAGACCAAAAGGCACAATAAAACCGGAGGGTGTACGTTCCCAGCACCAGCTCCGTGCTTATGACGAAGAGTGGGATCTTATTCGGCGCTTTGCCCGTCTGGTAAAGCATGGGAAAATGGAAGCCTGTAAAGCTGCATTGGACCAAATAGAAGCGGCAGACGGCAAATAA